TGGTCCTGAAGGAAAGCAAGGTAAAGACGGAGAACGTGGACTTGAGGGACCTAGAGGTAAAGAAGGTCCTGAAGGTAAACAAGGAATATCAGGATACACACCAGTTAAAGGTGTTGACTACTTTACCGAGGCAGATATAGAAAGTTTAGACATACCAAAGAAAACAAGTGACATTCAAAATGATAGTGGGTTTATTGATAGATCTGTAAATAATTTAGTTAATTACACATTAAAAACTAATACAGGTAGTTTGATAGATTTAAGTATTGATAACACTAATTATGTTGTTACTTTAAAATTAAAAAACCAAGATGGTACTATAATAAGTACAGATACAATAGATTTACCTTTAGAGAGTGTGGTTGTAGGTGGATCATATGACAAAATAAATAAGAAAATAGTTTTAACATTAGAAAATGGAAATAAAGTAGACATACCAGTAGGGGATTTAATAGCAGGATTACAAACAGAAATAACAAGTGCAAATAAACTTGCTAGTGATTTAGTAGATGACACTAATAGTGGTAATAAATTTACAAATATGAGTGAAAAGCAGGCTTGGAATAATAAATATGATAAACCAAGTAGTGGAATACCTGCTACAGACTTGTCTGGGCAAGTTCAAACAAGTCTAGGTAAAGCAGACACAGCTTTGCAAGAGCATCAAGATTTAACAGACTACGTTAAGAATACAGATTATGCAAGTGCTAATAAGGGTGGAGTTATAAGAACAGCAAACCAACTAGCTGTAAATGAAGGTGGTGCTGTTTTGTGTAATACATTAACATATGCAAATTATGTTAGTACAAATGATTGGAAATTTATTTCAAAAGGTACTTTAGAAAATGTTATCACAGGTAAAGAACTTGTAGATCAAGATGCATTGGTGCAAAGTCAAGAAGTACAAGACGCAAATATTGAAGAAAATGCGTCTAATATAGACTGGCTTCAAACCCTAGTAAATCAAATGCCTCACGTTGCAGGTCAAGGCACTGATTTATCATTAGAAAATGTACTTAATTACAGATTAATGAAGTTCTTACCACAGGGGGTTAGTAGTCAGGAGAGTACTACTGGGAAGAATTTATTACCATATCCATATCATGATACAACAAAGACAAGCAATGGAATCACATTTACTGATAATGGTGATGGTTCAATTACTATAAATGGAACTGCAGAAAATGGAAGTGCATCTTTCTTCCTAATAGGTTATTATGGCTATACAAATAATATACCTGACATTTTAAAAACAAATATTTCAATTCAAGCAACAGGACAAACAGATGTAATTATTCAAGCAACTTTGACTGAAAGCAATTACAATGTCTATGCAAATAATCAAGTAAAAAGTGCAGATTGGGCAAACGTAACAGGCGGCTATATAAGAATATTAGTGCGTGATGGAATTACGGTGAATAATTTAGTTGTGAAACCTTATATTGTTGCTGGTACATATACATCCAGTGATTTTCCAGACTACGAACCCTACACAGGAGGAATACCAGCACCTAACCCAAGTTATCCATATCCAGTAAAAGTGGTTACTGGGGAGAATGAAATAAATTTATATAATAAAAATTTAATAGAAATAGAAAATGGAGATATTAGTTCAACTACTGGTGAAAATACAACAAATGCTAATTCAATGCGTTCTAAAAACTTTATACAATATAAAGAAAACACTATGTATTATCCTAGTGTTAATAGTCAAAAGCCTTCAAATATATTTAATATAAGAGCGTACAATTCTAATAAAGAATACATAGGATATGGTGTTCTAGGTATTAACGGCTATCAAAACTTTGATATAAATGTTGTAACAAGTGTAAGTGATACACAAGTCGCATATTTTAAAGTAAGATTTGCTACATCAGTGGCAACCTCAACGGACAACGTTATGATTTCAACAAGTAGTGATTTATCTTATGTAGAACATGAAGAACAGAATTATCAATTATCACTAGGAAATATAGAACTAAACTCAACACCAGACGGAACAATACGTGATGGGATATATGGTAGTAGTGATGTCAGTTATAATTTGTTTGATAAGAATAATACAGACAATTTTCTATATACATATATTGGTCAGAGCACTGGAAAAGTTGCTAAGAAACAGCCAGATAATACAAATTTTAGAACTATTTTTATAAAATGCAAACCAAATACAAAATATGCAATAAAAAAATTTGTGGGACATCCATTAATTTATATTGGGGATAGTGAAGAAGTTCCAACTTACGGGACACAGTTAAATAATTATATATATGGCAATTATTCGGAAACGATATATACAACTTCTAGTAATGCTAATTATTTGGTGATTGAAATTACTTCAAACACTGATATAGATAACGGATATACTATACAAGAAATAATAGATAATTTTCAAATTACCGAAGGCTCAGAAGTAAAACCATACGCACCTTATGGACAAGTTGGTATGTGGTGGAAACGTGAGTATATTGGTAAGGTTGTTTTGGATGGTAGTGAAGATTGGATTTTAGAAACAAATGGAAAATTTAGATTACCTAATTCACAATATTTTAGTGATAGAAAGTTATTTAACACAAGTTTTGAAGGTTTAATATGTAATTATTATAAAGTTTCTTCAAGTGGTGATTATTATATTAGGTGGAGAGGTTCAAATGAGTATAATATTAATATATACAACAAAGATATTACATCAGTAATTGACTTTAAAACTTGGTTATCAACACATAACTTAATTGTTGATTATGAACTAGCAACACCACAAGACATTCCAATAACCGATACAACTCTAATAAACCAACTAAACGACATCTACAACAACGCACATTCATACAACGGAACAACAAACATAACAACAACATACGAAGACGGAAACGAGCAGATGTATTTAGATATAGAGGCTTTGAAGAATGTATGGGAGGTGACAGAGTGAAACAAGATGTGACAGTAACTTTATCATTTATCTTTTCTGTCATCTCTACAATAGGGTTAATATTAAATCTTTTCTTAACAATAAGAAGAGATAATAAAAGCCAGCAAAAAGATGATTCAGCAATAAGCACAGGTATTATTAAAGCAAATATGAAATTAGACCAAGTATGTACAACAACATTAGATATAAATAAACAACTTGATAAGCTCAATGATCGAGTAAATGAAATGGCTCTCAAACAAGAGAACCATGAAACAAGATTAAGAATGTTGGAGGAGAAATAATATGAAATTTAAAAAAATATGGAACAATAGAAAGTTTAGAACTTTCTTACAAACTTTAATTTCAACTATTGCAAGCTACTTCATGGCTACTAATATATTTGAAATAGATAGCAAGGCAATAATAAGCTTATTAATTACAGCAATAGCGACTGGTTTAAGTGCTGTAATGCCTTTAATTGATGAGGAGGAATAGCATGAGTAAAAAAGGAATTGATGTTAGTTCCCACAACGGAACTATAAACTGGGGTGCTGTTAAAAGTGACGGTATAGAGTTTGCTATACTTCGTGTGGGTTATGGTATGTATGATTACCAAAAAGATAAACAATTTGAAAATTACTATGCTGGTGCTACGTCAGTTGGAATACCAGTTGGAGTTTATCTTTATAGCTACGCTAAAAGCGTGGCAGAAGCTGAAAGAGAGGCAGACTGTGCTATAAAATGGCTAGGTGGCAGGAAGTTAAATTTGCCTGTGTACTTTGATATAGAAGACCCTAGCCAACAAAAACTAGGCAAATCCACACTAGACGCTATGTGTAGAGCATTCTGTAATAAGATAGAAAAAGCTGGTTATAGTGCTGGTATTTATGCTAGTAAATATTGGTCTACGAGTGTTATAAGTGGAGCAGAACTAGGAAGAAGATACACTTACTGGGTAGCTCAGTATAATAATGTTTGCACTTATACTGGACCTTATGCAATATGGCAAAATAGTAGTTCTGGGCGTGTTGCTGGAATAAACGGAAATGTTGATATGGACGTTATGGTGCAAGATATTATAAATGGAGGTTTCACACCACAACCAAGCCCAACTCCTCAGCCAAGTGGGGTAACAGGAAACATTACTTATAAAGTATATGATAATGCTAAAGGTTACTATTTACCATCAGTTGTAAATGATAATGGTTATGCAGGTAATCAAGGCAATACTATTGGTGGAATAAAAGCAAAATGCAAAAATGGAAATATCTATATTCAATCACACATTATAGGTAAACCTCGAAGTCAATGGGAAGATACAGTCACATTAAATGCTGGTAACTATGATTCATCATCACCAAATGCTTATAGTGGTATTTTAGGAAAAAATATTGACTGTGTTAAAATTTGGAGTGACTATGGGCATGTTACATATAGAGTTAGTCCAGTAAATGGTAATTACTATGCGTGGGTAGATAGTAGAAATAGAAACAATGGATCTAGTGAAAGCTATGCTGGTGTCTACGGAAAAGCAATAGATCGTATTCAAATGAAATAAAAGTAAAGGCAAATAAGTCTTTACTTTTTATGTAAAATAGTACAATTTAGAAATACTATGCTATTATATTGTTGAAAGGAGGGGTTATATGTTTTATTGTAATGATTGCAAACATGAATTTAGTGAGCCAAAAGTTATAGAGACTACTTATGAGGAGTATTATGGGGTTAGTGACAAATTTATTGATAATCACAAAATGTCTTTAGAAAAATGTCCTCATTGTGGTAGTGACAATATTGAAGAAATGAAAGAGTGTGATAGATGTGGAGAGTTCTTTAGAGAAGATGATCTAACAGACACTGAAGGATTAGTTGGTGGAGGTATTGGTGATTTGTGCTTTGATTGTATGAGGGATTGTGAGGTGTATTTATGATAGCTATATATTTGTTATTTGCAGGTTCCTTAGGATATACTATATTTAGATATAGTGCTAAAAGAAAGATAAAAAGGGATACAGACAAATTAATTGATGAATTAGATGAAATATGTGAAGAAATGAAAGAAAGTCTAAAAAACAGCAATCCAGTGGATATAATTAAACAAAATCAAGTTGAGCTTGCTAGAGAGCTTAATGAGGAAAGGCAAAATACTTTATAAAATTATTTAAAAATGCTATAATAAAAGAGTGATATAGAAAATAAGAAATGGGGGAGTAAATATGCAAGACCATAATAAAGCTAAGTCAGTTCCTCTTCTCATATATGAAAATGAGATGAGGCATAAAACAAATATCATAAAAGGTTTGTTTATTATGCTTGGTTTATCTTTTATAGTTCTTGGAATAACAATATATCTATTTATGTCCTTTATTAGTAGTTATGACTTTACCAGCTACACACAAGATGGTAATGGTATAAATAACTTAAATAATGGAACACAGGGTGATGTTATAAATGAGTCAGATATTAAGACTGAGAAGTAGAAAAGACGGTAATGCAAGAGGTGTTGCAATTAAGAAAAATAACAACACAAGAAACCGTAGAACATTACAAGATTTGTTTCAGTTTGCATACAATGAGCATTTAAAAAAGGCACAAAATGTCAAGAGCACGAATCAAGTTGCCTGAGCATTTATTAGAACTTCCTAGAAGTAAATGGGAGCAACTAATAAATGAATATATTAAGGATGAGGATGATAGATATATAGCAACAAGATACTATTTAGATGGTGTGTGTCTTATTGATATTGCAGAAGAACTAGTTGGAGAGAACGATAACCCCAAATCTCTTAGCTATATGAAACGTCACAAAGCCAAAATATTAAAAACTATAGCAAAGCACATAAATGAGCTCTAATGGGACTCTAGTGGAAACACTAGGGTCTTTTTATTATGCAATAATGTATTTGAAAGGAGGAAATATTCAATTAGGTTAAAAACTTTTTGTAATATTTTCTTCTTTTCTTATGTAAAGGATGTGATTAAATGGCTAAAAAGAAGAAAGAGGAGCCTGTTAAAGATGAGCTCTTTGATGATTTATGGGTGTTACTTCTTTTGGAACTTCTAACTATGGGGCCTAAAAAACCAGAAAAGGTAATAAATATTTATATGGGAGATGAATAATATGTATGGAACCAACCCTTATATGATGAGCTACAATCCACAATCAACTGTTGATAAAATAAATGCTCAAATAAATGAGTTAGAAAGACTAAAATCACAAATACCACAAAATAATCAACCCCAGCAACCTACTAATTTAACACAAAACTTTCAACTTGCACCACAGAATCATGATGTAATTAAGTATGCAAGTTCTATGGAAGAAGTACAGCGTGACATGGTAATTGGTGATACACCTTATTTTAGTAAAGATATGTCAGTTGTGTGGATTAAAAATACAAAAGGTGAGATTAAAACATATGAGTTAAATGAGATTATACCTAAAGATGAAAAAGATTTACAAATAGAACTTTTAACAACACAAATTCAGGAATTGAAAGGAATGATTGCAAATGAAAGGTCTAATGCAAATGATGCTGCAACAGAAATTCCAACAAATACCACAGCAAGTAATGGGACAACTAGAAAATCGGTTAAAGATGTTGAGTCCTCAGGCGTTTCAGGAGTACCAGCAAGCAAAAAAGGAGAATAATCCTGAAGAGTTACTAAATAAAGTTGTAGGTGGATTTAACCCTCAGCAAAAACAACAATGGGATAGTATGATGGGTGGACTACAACCACAAAATAACAACAATATCAACACTGAAAAGTGATTGATATAGATATTTTATAAATAGGAAGGTGGTGAGAATGAATGAATGGAAATAGTGGAATCACTCCTACTGTTGAGCTCGCTACAACAAATGGTGCTTACCCTTATCCAGTTATGTATGGTAATGGTGGATATGGTAACAATGGATTCTTAGGTGGCGAAGGAATCTGGGCAATTTTACTTTTCGCCATGATCTTCGGAAACGGAGGCTGGGGAAATGGTGGCTTTGGTTTTGGGGGTAATGCTTTTGACAATGGATATGCTTGGCTTTCTAATGGTCAAAAAGAAATTATGCAAAATACCAATAATGGCTTTGACACCTTACATCTATCAAATCAGCTAGACACTGTAAATAGTGGTATTTACTCATTAAGTAATCAAGTTTGCAATTCAACAAGTGATATTGTGGGAGCTATAAATGGAGGTTTCTCAAATGCTGAAATATCTGCTAATGGCAGACAAATTGCTAACATGCAACAAGCATTTAATAATCAGCTTGCTACACAACAAGGGTTTAATCAAATTGGCTCTGATTTAGCTTCATGCTGCTGTGAAAATAGACTTGGCGTTCAAGACTTAAAGTCAACTGTAATTAGTGAGAACTGTCAAGATCGTGAAGTCTTAAGAGAAATTGGTCAAAATATCCTTGTAAATCAAACTGCTAATACTCAAAAAATAATTGATGAAATTTTCAGGGATAGATTAGACGAGAAGGATTCAAAGATAGCTGACTTAAATAGACAACTACAAATGGCTGATCTAAGAGCTAGTCAGATAGCTCAGACACAAGCTATAACAAATAGTGTGTATAATGAGCTAAAAAATTGTCCTGTTGGCACAGTTCCTGTCTATGGAAATCAAGCAATATTCACATGCCCTAATAACGGATGTGGATGTGGTTTTAATACCACAAGTCAATTTATTTAATAGCATGAGTTGAATACAACTAACTCGAATACGAGAGCTTGCTAATTTAACGCTATTTAATAGTGTTTAACGGAAGAATAGGCAAGTGCCTGTTCTTTTTATTTAGAAAGGAGAGATAAAAATGATACAAAGTACTAATGATGCTATTCAAATACTACCTACTAATACAAGTGATGTGATATTTGCAAATGATGAATTAAGGACTAGAAGTGCCTCATGTAGTGGGTGGCTAAATCATACAGAGGGGACAAGCCAATACACTATTTTAGGTAACGGTAA